TCTCACCTAAGTTTTGTCCACCCGGTAATGTTGTTATGTCAGTACCTCTGCCACCTTCTCTACTTGGTAACCAGAAGTCCTCTAGCATTGACATATAGTTTCTATCATCTCTTATTTCACCTGTACCGGCGTCATATACTAATTTATTTCTGTATCTCGCCATTACATCTCTCAAATATTGTTCAGCTTTCGCTTTAGGTAAATTTCCTACATCTATTTTAAAGATTCTTCTTTCAGGTGCTCTAGCTATTCTGTAAATAACCACTGCGTCCTCAACCATACGTAGTTGATTAGTAGGTTTGATAGCTTTGTGTAAGTATGATAAGACCATATTTTTATTTTGGTCTACGATACCTGATGGAACAAAAGCAATCGTATCGGGTGCTATTTTAATTCCACTGCTACCAGTTGTACCTGACAGGCCTCTTTCGTTATATAAAAAATATTCAACATATTCATCTACAACATTTAAGTTATTTAAAGATGATGGACTAGGAACGTCAGGTCTTTTCTTTCTGACTTCTCTAATCTTTTTAATCTTTCTAGGATCAATGTATTTTAATTCTGTAATACCTGATCTAGTATTTTCTCTATCAATAATCTTTTGATAGTATATACGACCATCAACATACCATCTTCTAAAGATGTCGTGGCCTTTCGTATTGAAGTTCATTAATCTTAAAACTTCCTGGAACTCGTCTTCTATTTTTCTTCTTATTTCTTTTCCATAAGGCAAGTCATTAAACTGTACTCTTACGGCATCTTTCAACTCATTAGCAACAATTGCCTCATTGACAATATCTTCAATCGCCATGTCGCATTCTGGGTGTAGTGCTATTTCTCTATATCTACGAATAAGGTCTTGCTCTGTCTTCGCAGTACCTTCCATGTCCAAATAAGAACCAAAGTGTCCTCCTGCCGATACGGTTTGTGTTCCGTCATCAGCCTGTGAAGTTGTAAAACTTTGTTTTGGATCCGCTTTTTGTTTTAGCTTTGTAATACTAAAACCAAATAATTCAGCCATTATATTGTCGCTCCTTTCATACTATTTATATGTGTTCTTATCCCACCCAAATTACCGTTATTAATTCTTCCTTTAATAAAGTTTAATCCTGGAGAGGTTTTACTTCTTTTGTGGGACACGCCATCATTCCACCAATAAGTTTTACTAACTGATATCGCAGCCAGGTGTTGAAATCTGGGTTTGATATAAGAATAACCCTCAGGTTGTTCTTTCGAAAACTTGAAATCTTTACCATTTGTCCAATGGTTATAATCTTTATTTGAGGATTGTTTTCCCCCTTTACTTCGTATCATATACAATTCTTCTTTAGAAACTTTGTATTTTTTCTTAATACCTTTACACGCCTTTCCTCCATTAGGAGACGTAGAATTTTTACCACCTAAAGAACATTTTAAACTTATTAGTTCTTCTTTACCAACGTGTCCAGATAGTCCTTTCCAAGCAATATAGTCTTCTAATTTACCATGTTCCTCATATAACTTTTTATGAGCCAAGGAATGTTGATAAGGAGTTAGTTTAATTATGTTTTCAGGATCATTGGATCCACCCATATGTTTGGGTATCTTGTGATGGTTATGATATAATGTCATTATAATAATATTTATAAGGGCGCTTAGAGCGCCCCTATATTTCAATTTGTATTAAGTTGTGGTATTCGATTCAAAATATTGATATGAAAAAGCTACCTCAAACGTTTCAATCGCATCAGTAGTTTCGTAGTCTAATGGAATCCCACCAACTGAAGTAGGGAAAGCCCCTCTCAGTGTATAAGATTTTATAGTATTACCGTTTCTGTCTAAATGATCTACAAAAGCATCAACTTGATAGTCAACTGGATTAGTTAAACCCTCGTTGTCAGTCATATTGTTAATACCGTTCTGCCATCTTTCAAACGCATTCTTCAGTCTGAAATTTGTATCATTGTAAACAGTTACGTTCCACGCTTCTATTGTTCTATCTCCAGCAATCTTAATATCTCTACCTCTGAACTTCACATCTATATTTCCTATCGTCATAGATGGAAGAGAAGTAGCTTTACATAAGAAAGCCATATCTTCTATTTCGCCACCAACACTTGCATAACCAGGAAAAGGTAAAGTTACCTTAAACTGATTGGCTCTTGCGCCACCGCCTGCAAGTTTAGCTTTGAAGTCATTAATGTTTGCCATTTTTTATTTCTCCTCTACTAACCTGCTACTTCGTCAAACGAAACGCCGGTTCTTGTTGCGACAAATGATAATGTGATAAAGTTGATACTTCTAGCTGGTTTAATAAATATCTCAGCTATAAATTCATTTCTATCAATTACTTCGCCTGTGTTATTAGTTTCATCACATACTACTAAAAAGTCTGTGATACCTCGTCTACCTTGTACTTCTCTTAAAAAAGGCTCTACAATGTTTCTAAAGTTCGCTCTTGTGAATTCATCATTGAACTCAAACAATTGGAATTTAGAAGCAGTTGCTATTGCCTTTTCTAATACAATAAACAATCTTCTTACGTTTATTCTATCAAAAGCACTTGGTGTTGTTAGACCAGTCTTATCGCCAAAAAGGATTGTACCTTGTCCTGGGAAAGTAGCCACTGGGTTAACTCTCGCTGGATAAAGTTGATCTCTTTGAGCTTTAGTTGGGTTGAATGCCAACTTAACTGCACCTCTAATGATACCTCTGTTGAAACCAGCTGGTGAATACCAACTATCAGCAACTGTATCAGTTCTAGCAGAAAGACCTGCAATATCACCGTTTAATGGTACGTGTCTGTATACGTCATTGTATCTGTCGTATCCATACTTGTAACCACTATCAAATACAACATATGAAGATGATCTAATGGTATCAAAGAAACCAATGACATTTGACATTTGTGTATTTGCGTTAGTAACATTAACTACGTCTGATCTTTGTGGTGAACAAAATACAACTGCATCTTTTCTTTCTTCAGCAATTGTAATTAAGTTATCAATATGAACTGCGCTTCCCGAAGGACCCGCCATAATCAAACCAACATCAACTGTTTCAGCATCAGCAAATTTAGTATATGCTGTTTGTAGTTGTCCTGTAGTTACAGCAGAACCTGCTGCGCCACCTGCAAAAGACTCAAGGGTAGGAGTATCTACTGCAGTGAAAGTTGTTCCAGTTGCATTGTTACCCCAATTACTACCTGCAGAGTTGTGGTCCATCCAATAAATGTATTGTGATTTATTGAATATTACTTCTGCGTAATAATTGTTATCGCCTTGTGGAGTTTTAGCATCGCCAGCTTTAGATAAACTAGAAAAATTTTCTAATACTCTACCTGGTTCGCCTGTGATAACACCATCTTCGTCAACTACAACTACATGGATCTCGTCACCTGAACCGCTTCTTAAAGAAGTCCAAGCTGAAGTTCCAGGAGCTCTTTCAACTGAATCGTAATATCTCCATCTTCTTTTGATTTTACTATCGTCTTCGATTACTCTTTTTAATCCGCCCGAACCTCTAGGGTGTTGAACGAATGTTAAAGTTTCGTTTGATGCAGCAATAGCTGTTATTTTATATAAATCTCCATCGTCAAAATCATCTGTACTTGCTGTTGTAGAAAACTGAATAATATCTCCAACATTAAATACGCTACTTTCATCAACTGCCATAGTAGTTTGACCTACTGCGTTAGTTGTTGAAGTTGAAGCGACTAGTGATGTTGATATTGATTCATATGCAGTTGCACTTGGACAAGTTGATACTAATAAACTATTTCCATGTGCTCCAGCAGTTCTCGCAGCGAAAGTACCTACTGAGCCTTGACCTGTTGAGTAATTGTTAGTGTAATCGTCATCATTTTTAATCAATATGCTAGAGCCTGAAGCTGTAGCATTTGTTACTGATGTATTTTGGGCTCGTACTACCCTCAAAGCATTACTATATTGTAAGAAATTAGAAGCTGTGAAAAAATACTCAAACGTTGCTGAGTCAGGTTTTCCAAACGTATCTACTAATTCTTGCTCACTAGAGATTGAAATAATCTCATCAATTGGACCCTTTTGAAATTGTCCTGCAACTGCACCAATCGAAGTTGATACTGCTGGGATAATATTCGTTAAGTCTCTTTCTTGTACGAGAACACCTGGTGATACTTGAAATGCCATGTTATTCTCCTGTTTAATTAGTTAAATTTTCAAAATTCGTAAGTTTTCTTACGTCCATAGTCAAACTTTTTATCATTGTAGATATTTATAATAACGAAAAACTAAAGATTATTGACCTTTTCTTACAACAGGATACCAACGAGTACCATACTCATCTACTATATCCTCTTCAGGATCGTCAACTCCATTATCTATAAATCCAAAAGGGGCCATATCTTGTTCTATCAAATTTTGTTGTTCTTCATACATCTGATTTCTGATGTTTGAATCTGATAACTCTTTAAAGTAGGGTTGATTAGATAACCATCCAAATATAACTAAACACATAATTAGGTCATCATTACAACCCTCTTCTGCTTGCCATGAGTTACCTCTACGTGAAAAAGTGGACATTTCTTCAATGATATTAAAGTCATTGATTAATAGTTTATCACCCTCCATAAGCGTCTTAAAATTCGCACAACCAACCTTCTTTATTTGTTTTGTCATACGAACTCCTAATGAAGTTCCTCTACCTGAGAACATCGCTCCAAGTATTTGACCCGCCCTACCCTTTTGAGTAGTCATCAATATATTTGGATATTCTAACTCGTAATGCATTGCTTCTGATATAGATTGACCTAAGTCATTGACCTCAATAAGTACGTGAGCATCATTGTATGCCTTACAAGTTTGGGATACTATATTTGGAAATACAAATGGTTTAACTTCATTATTTTTATAAGTCGCAACAACTTCATATAATATTTTACCATCATCAGCTTTTGTTACGTCCATTATAATAAAGGCAGAATAATCTCGACCTGTTCCTCTAGCTACATCAACACAGGCAACATACAATCTATCTTTGTCAGGTTTCTTAAACATTCTTAAGCCACCTTTAGATTGTAATGCATCTATGTAAACTATGTTCTTAATTTTTGCTGGTGAGATAAGAGTATCGACTGAACCTAAGAAAGCACATTCAAATTCTTGTTGAAATTGTTCCTCACTTGTGTTACGTATTGTCTTTTCTTTCCACGCCTGATCTCTTCCTGGTACTTCTGACCAATGTACTTCAATAGGAATATAGTCATTGTTCTTATTAACAGCATCTGTCCATATCTTATAAAACTGATTCATACCATGAGGTGTAGATACTATAATTAATTTTGTTTTTGTACCTGAAGATATAGTAGGATAAACTGAACTAAAGAATTGCTCTGATATATTCGCTGGTACGAAAGCAAACTCATCAAGGAAGATTATATTATAAGAACCCCCCCGAATAGCACTTGAAGATGTGGCAGCAGCAACTATGGTTGATTTGTTTTCTAATTCAATATTACCTTTGTTCCAATTGATTACACCTTGTTGTAACCACTTAGGTAAGTTTTCATAAGCAAGTTGTAATCTTCCTAATATATCTCTTGCTGTAGATGATTTGTTAGCTAGTATCGCAATGTTTGAATTTGGATTAAACAAAGCATAATGTAGAAGATAAGAAATCGTTGTTGTTGATTTACCAGACTGTCTAGGTAGTTTACAAATTGTAAATCTATTATTGTGAATTGTTTTTACGATCTCTTTTTGAAAGCCATACATCTTAAAAGGTACAAGACCTTCATCAAGTGATACAATACGAACATAGTTTTCCATAAAGTATAATGGATCACCAGCACACTTTTGATATTCTAAAATTTCTTCTTTAGAAAACTCTACAGGTGTGTTGACTTTTTTGAGATTAGGATTACCTAAATAATTTTCAGACATTTAACATTCCTTGCAACAGTCATCTGTTTCACAGTTAGGGTGTTCTTCATCAATTATAACACTCTCTATATGTGTATAA